GGCGGCAGCTCGATTCGTATGCCAGCGTTCGCGGCGTTGGCCCGGATCGCGCTATCGTCCCGGCCGCCGGACACGAGACGACGCGCGATCTCGATCAGTTTTTTCGGCGCGCGCCCCGCAGTTCCTCGATGAACGCCGTCAGCATCGACACCGCGAAGCCAGGAAAATCCTCCGCGGCATCCCGCAGCGCCGCCTCGGAGAACTCGCCATCCGCGCCGCGCCAGGAGCGCACCAGGCTGACCAGCACCTCGAGCTGGCGCTCGCGCGACATCCCGGCGCTGATCTCGCTGGCCAGCTCCGATGCCTCGCGGAAACCCCGATGCGCGAACTCCACCTCGAGCACCGAAGGACCTTCCCCGGGCCGGTGAATCTCGACCTTCGCCCAGAAGGTCGGGTTCGGCTTGAGCTTGAAGGTCATAGCGCCACGATCCTCATGTCGTCATTGCCCGCGCTCGGCGGAGCCTCGAACGGCACGTCCGACGTCCATACCCCTTCGAGGTTCACCGGGTTGACGTTGAGCAGCTTGGCCTGGCCGAACCAGAACACGACCTTGCCGCCGGCCGCCGTGCCGTGCGTGAGGCCGATGCTGGTCGCTGTGTTGGCCGTCACCAGTCCCTGCACGGTGATTTCCTGCGCGGCCGTGAGGTCGAGCGTCTTGATCGTGCCGGTGATGTTGCGATCGGAGATCACCGCCTCTTTCGCGCCGATCAGTTCGCGCCGGCTGATCTGGCTTCCCAGATCGAACTCGACGCCACCCGAGACGTAACTCGTGCCGCCGCTGATCGCGCCGGTCGAATAGGTGCCACCCACCACGAGATCGACCGTGTTCGCGTCGTTGACGAGTTTCGGCGTCTGCCAACTCGTGAGCGTGGTCGACGGGTTGCTGACTGCGGTCGGCGCCACGTAAGGCGCGAGGAACTCGAAGTTGAGCAGCGGAATCCCCCCGACGTTCGCCGCGCCATTCAGGTTCCCAACCGACCCGATCAGCGTGTACTGCAGGCCGTCCGCGTACATGTAGATCGACACCCCTTTCAGGCTCGTCGAGGCCGGCGTGTACTCCACGCGCGAGGCCGTCGACACCGTCTCCGTGAAGCCGCAGCCCTGCAGCAGCGCACCCCACGCCGGCGCGGTGCCGGCGGTGCCGGAACTCGCCGCCTCCACGCTGAACGCGATGCGCGACCAGGTCGAGCCGAGCAGCGAATCCGGCGCACCGAAGTAGCCGCGGATCACGTTGCGCGGCACCCGCTCCGCGTCGATCGGCGTGAGCGTCACCTCGCCGACCGGCAGCATCGCGTTGGCCGAACCCGACGGCGTCGAATCCGTGCCCTTCGTCGTCTCGACCTTCGCCAGAATCACCACGTTCCTGAACTTGCGACCGAATGCCATCTCGTTCTCCTACGATTCCAGACTCGCCTCGGTGGTTCGGAAGCTGAACCGATAGCCCTTGGTCACCGAGACCACGTTCTGCGCGGCGCCCTTGCGCGTGCGGGTCGTTTCCAACTCGTCGAACTCGAACGCCAGACCCCCCAGCGTCGGGTCGGCCGCCAGCCGGTTGTGCGCCTCCACGAGCGCAGCGTCGGCATCCGCGAACCCGCCATCGGCCAGGATCGTCATCAGCACGTCGACGCGGCGCATCTTGTAGCCGATCAGCGCCCGCACCGGCTCCTGCTCGTCGCCGGTCTCGACCACAATCGCCGGCCACTGGTCGAACGCGAGCGCGTCCTTCAGGTCGCGGAAGACCCGAGCCGTCGGCACCGCCGTCATCGTCGGCGTGCCCAGCGCGGTCACCACGGCCTGCGTGATGCTCTCGGCCTTGCTGGTCATGCCGCCTCCAGCGTGGCCCGCACCAGCTCGCCGTCGTCGAGCTTCTCGACCAGGCGCACGGTGTAGCTCGAGGCCGAGATCGTCACGGTCGAGCCGCGCGCCAGCCCCGCGGATTCCTGCGCCACGATCGAGGGCGCATCCATGACCACCGCCCCGGCCAGCCCGATCGTCGACGGGTTGTCGAAGTAGACGTTCGCCGTCGAGGTCGAGGTGCCGGTGACGATCGTCGCCGATACGCTCAGATCACCGAAGAAGGCGTCGAGGTCTTCGGTCACGCCGCTTTCCTCTCGACGGCGAGCCACTCGAGGTAGTCGCCCACCACGGAATCGACCTGCTCGGGCCTGATCGACGCCTGGCAAGCGGCGGCGCGCGTGTCGCGGTCGATCGTGCAGGCGAACATCTGCGTGTGGATGCGGTGGCAGGGATAGCAGTCCAGCCCGTCGACCGCGATCGTCACCGTCTCGGTCCAGTCGCGCGTCAGGTTCTCCTGCGTCGAGTGCGACAGCAGCACGACCTTCAGCATCGACTCGAACGAGACCGCATTCACGATCGCCGACTCGGTGCCGACCACCACGTCGGCGAGCTGGGCGAAGGCGAACGCCTCGCGGATCGACCAGTTCCGGCCCACCACATGCACGCGCTCCGGGAAGGTCGCGCCAGGCTTGACCGGCGCATCCCCGAGAATCACCACATGCGCGCCGCGCGCGGCGATCAGCTCGGCAGCCTTCACCCAGTGCGGCCACCACTTGAACTGGCCGGAACCGGCTGGATTGAGCACCACGACCCGGCCCGCGAACTCTGCCCGCCGCAGCTCGGCCTGCTGCCGTTCCTCGACCGTCGGCCAGAACCGCACGCGCGGCGCCGCCTTCACCCCGCACCAGCGATGCACGGCCTCGAGGTAGTTCTCGTTCATCACCTCGCGACGGACCTCGTCTGACCAGTAGAATTCGAAGTCCTTCGGCGTCGGCAGCAACCGGGTTTCGACCGAGCCGACGAGATTCACGAACCGATCGTATTTCGCCTCCTCGTGCAGCCAGTACTGAACGAGGTTCAGGCCTTCGAACAAGTAGTCCGGCATCTTGATGATGCGGTCGACGTTCGGGTCGTGGCGCAGGACAATCTCGCCCTGGTCCTGCGTGTAAACCGTGATGTGGTAGCCCTGAGCTTTCAGGTGCGGCAACACTGAGGACAGCCACAGCGCATCCCCGAAAGCCCCCAGGCGCACCAGCGCGAGCGTCTTCGCCGGCTTCGGGTCTTTCCAGCGTTCGTGCCACAGGCCGTCGTCGCGCTTGCGGTAGACCTGCAGGAACGAATACTCGGCGTCCTCGGTGCGCGTCTCGTTGACGCACAGGTCCCAATGGCCGATCTCGCGCATCGCCTCGACGATGTCCTCGGGCGAGAAATCGTGCTTGTGGTCGTAATTCGCGCCAGGCTGGCCGATTCGCGGGTAGTGGTCGCGGTGCGGCAGGTACAGCACCAGGCAGCCGCCGACCTTGACCAGTCGCCACCATTCGGCGAGCGCCGCGTGATAGTCCTCGATGTGCTCGAGCGTATGGCTGGAAAACGCGCAGTCGAACGAGCCGTCGGCGAAGATCGCGAGGTTCGTCGCGTCTGCGCCGAGGTCCGGCCGGATCTTGGCGCCGAACAGGACGTTGTCCTTGCAGTTGTCGACGCCGAGGAACGAGTTGAACACCTTCGCCTCGCCGCAGCCGATGTCGATGCCACGGCCGCAGGCATACGGGACGACGTCCCAGCGGACTTTCGCCGCCTCGTTACCTTCCGGGTCCTCCGCTCGCCACACCATCAGTCGTTCCCCTTGACGACGCCCTGAGAAGGTCCCGGTGGCAAACGGCAGGGAGCACCGTCTTTCGGCCGATCGAGCCTAGCCACCGGAGAGCCACGCCGACCCGTCAGGCCGTGTAGTCTTTCGCCACCGCGAAGGACGCGGCGCGACGGATCGCGATGTCGACGTCCTGCAGCGCCACCACGCGCACCGTGCCGGTGTTGCTGGCGGTGTAGGGGTCCACGAGCAGATCGAGACCGCCCCACTGGCCGATCATCAGGTCCTGCCAGTTGCCGAAGATCGCCGCCGACTGGCCCGTGGTCGTGCCTTTGGTGAGGTTCGACGGCAGTTGGTTGGTGACGTAGGTCTGGTAGCCGTTCACCGTGTTGTCCGGCTCCCAGATGAACCCGGTGACCGCAGACGTCGACTTCGTGATCGTCTTGAGCTTGCCGCGCGTCTTGCTGTTGAAGAAGTACGCAGTACGGCCGCGGTCGGCGTTGCCGGCGGCGACAAGCGTCTCCAGCTCGACGATCGATGCCCACGTCGGCGCCCCGCCCTGCGCACCGATGGTCGACGTGCCGACCGACGTCGAAGCGAGGATGCCCGAAGGCTCGGAGCCGGTGCCGGCGCCGTTCAGCGAGGCGCGGTCGATCTCCAGACCGAGCGAGGCGTAGAGGTCGTTCCTGACCATCGACTCGACGCTGATCGAGGACTGCAGCATCAGCTTGCGGCTGAAGTCGACCCACGCGCCGACCGTTTTCGGCGACATGGTGACCTGGCCGAACACGATCGCGCCTTCCGTCGGCGCCGTGCCTTCCGCCACCCAGTACGAGGTCGCACCCGACGTCTTGCTGGGAATGGCGATCGCGCCGTTCAGGCCCGAGAGCACCGTCGCACCGGCAGCTACGACGTAGGTCGTGTTGCGCAGGACGTCGATGAACGACCCGCCCATCATGTCGGTGCCGACCGTGTAGCCGCCCATCGTCGAGGTGGCGACGATCAGGTCGCGCTGCGCGTGGTACAGGACGTCCAGCGGGATCGTCGCCTGCGCATTGCCACGCAGCCCGCGACCCTGCGCCTTGAGCGCGGCCTCGCTGGCCTCGAACTCGAAGGCCGCCGCGGCGCGCGCGGAGCGGTCCGACGGATTCGCCAGCGCGCGCACCAGGCGCACGACCGAGAAGCGGTTGCGCTCGGCGGCCGACATGCCCAGGTCGCCGGCCGTCTCGCTGCCCTTCGTGCCGATGCGCTCGAGCAGCATTGTCTGGAATTCGACCAGGTCCTTGCGGCCCGAGCGCAGGTACTCCTGCGCGACCTTGTCGCCGCCCAGCTGCGCGTACTTCTCGCCGAGCTTGATGATGTCGGCGACGTGATCGGCGGCCGGCGCTTGTTGCTCGTCCATTCGGATCTCTCCTTTCTGCTGATTGACTGCAGGCTCGGCCGCCCTGGCCTCCTGCTCGGGAACTTCGGGGTCGGGCATCTCGACGATCGAATCCACTGCGTCTTTCGCGTCGCGGCCGACACCGACCGTCGCATCGGCAGGCACGCCGACGATGGACGCCTCCATCGGGGTCCACTTGACGACCCGGTAGGTATCCGGCGTGCCATCCTTGCCAGCCTCGACGAGCTTCATGCGCTCGACCGAGTAGCCGACCGACATCTCGCGGTGGCCCTCGGTGACGATCGTTCGGACTTCCTGCGCCGACGACGTCGTGAAGAACCGCAGATCGCCGCGCAGGCGCTTGTCCTCGACGCGGATGTTCTCGACCCGCCCGATCACCGTGCCGCGCGTCTGACCGTCGTGCCCCCAGAGCAGCGGCAGGCCGTCGGCGGCGCGGGAGAGATCGATGGAACCCGGCGAGTGGTCCAGGATCTCGGTCCCGAACCACCGCCCGTAGGGTTCCTCGCTTGAAATCGACGCGCGAAAAACTTCCGCGTCACCCGAGCCGTCGCGCTCGATCGTGACCGAGCGCGATAGCTTGCCGACTTGCTTGCGCTTTTCCATGCATCGCATGGTGCGCAAGCGCAGCGGACATTTTTAGCCGGAACTTGTCACAGGCGCGGCCTGTGTCGCCGCGGCTTTGGCCGGCGTCAGATCCAACCCGAGCGCCTTTGCCGCGTCCTGCTCGGCCTGCAACTGCGTCCAGACCTCGTCGATGTCCCGGCCCTGCTCGGCAATGACCTCCCGGCGGCTTTTCAGCTTGGCGTTGATCGCCGCGATGTTCGCCTCGATGTCCTTCTGGGGATCGACCCACGCCCAGCGACGGCCCTGCCAGCGGTGCGAGAGGAACTTGTCCAGTTTGGTCGCCGGCAAAGCCCCTCCAAGCGGGTACGTCACCGCTTGCGCCAGCAGCGCGGAGCGCAGCCAGTTCTCGTACACCGGCCGCAGGAACGCCTCGATCAGCCAGTGCTGCTCGGCCATCCACATGTCACGCTCCTCCAACACCCCGGCGCGGATGGACGAATAGTTGACCCCTTCCAGATCGTTCGCCAGGCTGTTGTAGCTCACCCCGAGGCCGGCGGCGATCCCGCGCAGGCTCGCCTTGACGAACTCGCCGTACAACGCGTTCGGATACTGCGACTCGTAGGGTCGGAATTCGTACCCAGCCGGCAGGGTTTCGTAAGTCCCCGGAACACTTGTCGTGACCTGGTTCCCGTCCGCGGCCGTCGCGTCACCCGGAAGCACCTCGCCATTGGGTGACTGGAAGAATCCGAGCGTTTCGGCGCCCTTCCTCGCGGCGGCGGCCGCAGCCAGGTCGAACTTGCCGAGCATCTCGAGGCGCAGCATCGCCGTGTGCATGGCCGGAACCCCGCGCCGCTGCTCCGGCCGCATCGACCGGAACAGGTGCAGGATGTCGGTCGCCGGCACCCGCTCGATGTTCTGATACGCATAGGTATCCGGCACGGCACCAGGATGACTGCGGTGCAGGTGATAGGCGACCGGCCGACCGTAGCGGTTGATTTCGACCCCCATCACGATCCGGCTTCCGTTTCGCAAATCGACGTTGTAGCCGATCGGCAGCCGGTCAATGTCGACGAGCTGCAGCGCAAAACCCCACTTGTTGCCTGACTCCGGCCCGCGTACCAGGCGCACCAGCGCCTCGCCGTCGCGCGCCCGCGTCTCGGCAACGATCTGCTGCACCTCGACAAACGACAGTTGACCGGACACCTCGCAGATGCCACGCCGACCCCAGTCTGAGAACGATCCTTCGATGATCGTATTGGCGAGTGCATCCAGCTTCGGCCCGTCGCTCGCAGCGACCTGCAGCGAGAACCCGGACGGCCCGACCACGTTGGTAGACACTTGCGACAGGAATTTCCGCGCGTAGTCGTTGTTCTGCGCGAGGTTCCGGGAACGGCCGCGAAGCTTCTCGAGCGCGCCGGCAATCTCGACGTCGATCGAATTGTTCGTGCTCGCAAACCCGAACGTCAGTTCGTCGGTGCGCGCGCCGTCGAATCCGCGAATGTAGAGCGGCCGTCCCTGTTTGGTTTGGCGGCCGAACAGCTTGCGAATGCTCTCTCGGATGTTCATGTCGAGAACCTCGTGTAAATCTTGCGCCCAGAGGACAGGCCGGCGGCGAGCCGCTCGGCCACGGTTTCGTCGGCGACCACGCGCTCCCAATAGCGGATCTGCTCGATGATCTCGGCCGAGCTGCGGAACTTCATCCGCCTGCCGGCGATTTCGTACTCGGCGACGTGGCCCTGGCTGTTCGTCGCGTAGGTCTGCAGCGCGGACTTGAGCGCGTCGAGCGTTTTCTTGGCGTCCGATCGCACGTCATAAGCGGTCGCAGTCCCAGGATCGGCGAGGATCTCCAGCTCGCCGATATGGACCGTCTTGCGCTCACCCGAGAGCGTGACGAGCGCGAACGCCGAATAGTCCCCGGCAGCCCATGTCGCGGTTGTCGACGAGGCAACCGCTACGTTGAATTCCAGGTTGTCCGACGTCGCGGATGCGCTGATGCTGATGGACGTTCCCGACGTTCGCGGAACGAGTCGCAGCGTCATCGACCACCCGTCGGCCGGCGTGTAGGTGTTTCCTTCGTTGTCGGCGACGGCGATGTCGAAATCGAGCGCGTCCCCGGCGATGAGTTTGTCGACCAGTGCCATATCAGTCCCCTTGAATTCGGCGCGGCCCGATCCGGCGCACACCAAACTGAGTGCGCCGCGCACCGACCCTACCCTGCGCAAATTGCGCCAGTGTCGGACCGATCCGCCGCGAGTGCGGCAAGTCGATCGACGGCGCCGATTGCAGGTAGGCCTGCAAGCCGAGCACAGCAGCCGCGCCAATCCCGGCGTCGATCGTTACTGCGTTCATCAGCGTTGCCGGCAAGCCGGAAGCCGCCGCCGCACCGACCTGCGCCTCGATCTGATTGCCGACGACCACCGTGGCGGACAGTCCCGCCGCACCCGCCGCACCGATCCCGGCGACGATGAGCGTCGTCCCGGTCACCGCCGCAGTCAGGCCGAGCGCGGTCGCCGCCCCGATGCCGACCGGGATCGTCGACCCCAGGCTCACCGAAGCCGCGAGACCCGCCGCGCCGGCCGCGCCCGAGCTCGCCGCGAGCGTGATCGGCGAGGACACCCCCGCCTGCAGGCCCGCTGCGACAGCGGCGCCGACCCCGGCCGACACGTCCGAGCCACTCGAGATCGACGCGGCGAGACCCGCGGCCCCTGCGCCGCCAGTGGCCGCGCTGATCGCGATCGGACTGGCGACGCTCGCGGACAGGCCCGCCGCCCCCGCGGCACCCACGCCCGCCGAGATGGTCGAACCAGTCGAGAGGCTGGCCTGCAGTCCGGTTGCTGCGGCTGCGCCGACCGCTGCCGAGACGGCGATCGGACTCGATATTCCGGCGGACAGGCCTGCGGCCACTGCTGCGCCGGTCGCGGCAGCGATCGTGATGCCGGTCGAGACACTGGCCTGCAAGCCGGCCGCGCCGGCCGCGCCGACGCCGGCTGCGATCGCGGTCGCTGCGGTGACGGTCGCGGCAAGCCCAGATGCGCCAGCTGCGCCGACCGCTGCGCTGATCGTGATCGACGAGGCGACCGTCGCCGCCTGGCCGGCGGCCCCGGCTCGGCCGTAATCCGTGGCGATGGCGAACGTCCCGCCGCCGCCGACCGTGCCTGACGCAACGATGCCAGCAGTCAGCGCCGCGGCACCCGCCGCTCCGACACCGGCGGCGATCGTGCTCCCGGTGCTGATGCTGGCCGATAGACCTGCGGCGCCGGCGGTGCCCGTGCCGCAGTTGATGGTCGTCCCAGTGGCCGCTGCGTTGAGCGGAATGACAAATGCCGCCCATCCGTTGACCGCGCCAGAAAGTGTCCATTGCGGCGCCGTGCTCGATCCGCTTGCGGTCAGATCCTGCGCGGCGACGTTGTCGTAATCGCTGGGCGACGTGGCCGCGTCGAACCGCTCAGTACCCGTCGGGCTGTTGAACGTCCGCGCGGCGGTGTTGTCCTTCGACGCCATCGCCAGCATGAGGACCAGCTGGCCCGCCGTCGTCGTCGCAGTGGCCTTCGGCGTCGTGTTCGTCCCGGTCGCGGTCGCTACCGTACCGTTCGGCGTCGTCGTGTCGATCCCCGAGCCGATCCAGACACCGACGATCCGCTCGTCCTGATTCTGCGGCCACGCCGCGCGAAATACGCCGGTTTTCGCAGTCAGCCCGACGCCGCGAAAGAGCGTCGCCCGCGCAAACGACCAGTGCGTGAGCGTCGAGCCGACCTGAGTCAGCGATTCATTGACGCCTGTTGGGTCCCAGACGCACGACGACGGATTCGATGGCGAGCCAGCCGACGCTCCGACCAGCACATACACCACGTCGCCGGCAGACAGCGTGACGCTCGGGCTGTCGTAGGTCGTGGCGGCCGGCGTGGAGACGCCCGACGCAGCCGAGGTACTGTATGCAGCCGCCATGTCACGTCAACACTCGCGTGGCCTTGTGCGAGTCGAACCAGACGAACGAGCGCCCGGTCGCGTAATCGCACGTCAGGTCGTCAGCGCTGCTGTAGTTCTTCTTCCCGTACCAGATGGACGACGACCCAGCCGACGTCTTGAGCGCGCTCATGTCGCCCGCCTCGGTCAGCATGTCCGACTCGGAGAGCAGGCTGTTGAAGAATTTCAGCCGCCGCGTGGTTCCCGACGCGCACTCTTTCGACCTCGCCCACGGCGCGTCGCCCATCATGATTGCCGGCGGCGCAAAGGTCGCATCCGGCAGCGTCTCTCCATACGACGCGACCGCTGTGAACTGAATGATCTTTCCATCGACCAGGCTCGGCAGGTCGATGTAGTAGCGCATCACCTTCTTCCCATCGGCCGCCTTCCAGCAGCGGAACCCCTGCGTGTACCAGACGTCCTTGACCACATCGACCGAGGCGCCGACGCCCTCGGGCAGCGTGTTGATGATGTCGCTCGCGTAGACCGCGATCTCCCACTTGTGGTTGACCTGGTCGTGGCCGCTCGGATACGGATACGGATGCGCACCCCAATAGCACTGTGCGACGTAGTTGCTGAAGTAGTTCGTGTCGTTCGCCTGCGCGAGGCCCGCCCACCACAGCACCGCGTAGTACCCGGCCTGCTGGACCGGCTTGTACTCCCAGATGTATGTCGCGCCGTTGCCGCTCGGTCCCCAGATTGGCATCCCGTCGTTTTGCGGGTTCAGGATGTACGCGAGCGTGAGCGCGTTCGTCTCGTAGTTGTTGCTCGGCCACTGCAGTCCGTAAAGGTCGACTGACGGATGAATTGAGGCGACGGAGAAGTTCAGATACACGCCCTGCCCGGCAGCCAGCGTCCCGGTGTCCCAGGTGAACTGACCGCCCGGCCCGAAACTCCCCTCGATCCACCGCGTGCCGCTGGCATTCTGAATCGTGAGCGTCCACGTCGACGCGCTCGGCGTGCCGCCGCTCGATGCCGACCCGGTGCAGGCGGCCGACGCACTCAGAGCACCATTGACGTCAGCCGTCAAAGGCCCGGCGAACGTCCCGCTGTACCGCGTCGCCCCGCCTTCCTTGATGAGACAGGTCAGCGTGCCAGCGCCGAGCGAATCCCGAACGGCCTCGGCCGCGGCCTGTGCGGTCGCGGCGGTTCGGAAAGCCTCATGCGTGGTCGGGTCGTAGCGCATTCACTGAATCCGCTTGCTGACCTCGGTCGCCCGCGCGCTCTCGTTGCCTGCCGCGTCGTAGGCCGTGACCGTGAAGTAGTGCGTGCCGGCTGGCAGGTCGCTGATCGTGTAGGTCGTCGCAAGCCCCACGTTCACCGCCGGACCGTACGATCCCGGCGCGGTGCCGTGATAGACCCGGTAGCCCGCAAGGTCCGGCTCGGTGTTCGGCGCCCAATCGAGCGTCGCACTGCCGGTGACAGGTGGCTGCGTGCTCCCCTCGAGCGCCGATACTCGCGCCTCCAGTGCGCCGACCCGATCTCGCAGCGCCTTGATCTCGCCGACCACGGTCGGCTGCGCGAGCGCGGGTGCGGCGGCCAGCGCGAGCGCGA